AGATAAAGAATACAAAAAAATGGTAGACAAAGTAGCGCCATTGATGTGGGTAACTCTCGTTATATCAATAATTGTATTGGTTATATCATGGATTATTAGCTAATTTTAAAAGCATAACGAAATTAATGCTTTATTCCAATTGCTTTATTGACGTTGAGCCTCGGAACCCTTAACAAACCCAAAACTTGTCGAATGGTCGGCTTAATAGCTCACGCTATGTCAACATTCGTCAACAAGTTTAGTTAAAGGTTCTTCTCAACATCAATAAATTTTCTCGGCACAACTACGTGTTCTACCTCTTTTTATTCTTCTTATTTTTTTCATTTACAGAAATTATAATTGGTAACAGAACACAACAAATAGAAATTATCAAAAACAAACTAAGATTCATAAAAAAACTCCTTTTTTAAAATATTTTATTACAAGAGTTATTAAATTTTAAATACCCTTATTTGCAATTTTAAGATACTTTTTAGAGCATTTAGAGAGTTTCATATATATTTTTATTTAATGGCTCTTAAAAAGCAAATAAAAGCTAATTTTAAAAATCAGAAAAAACAAACCTTTACTTTAGATACTAACAAATTAAACTCTTTTTTATGAGGAATAGCTTTGATTACATAAAAAAAGACCAGATGAATTAACATCTGGTAACCGGGATTTCACCGGGAACGAGCTACTTGTTAAAGTAGAAAGCGGGATTTCACCGCGAATTATTATATTAAATATACCAGATATTACTTTTAAATTAAACTTTTTATAAACCTAATCTTTGTTTGCTTATCAATTTCTCCTTAATCCTCTTCTGGCACATCATCAATAAATATTGGTGTAGTAATTTCTACCTCTTGCTTATCCGTCCACATGCGATAACGTTTGCCTAATAACTCTGCTGCTTTTATTCTGTCTTTGGCACTAGGTTGTATTGTTTGGATTTCTTGCATACCGTCGCCCACATATACCAATATTTCTTCTTTTTCTTCCGCTCTAAGCACTCGTGTTAAATAACGCATGATCTCATCAGCTTCTGCTATACTTTCTTTTTGAATAATTTCTAAATTGTCATCTATATATTGATTTATTCCGACATTTTCCAACATCTTATGGCTTCTAGCCTTTGCATACTTTTCGCTATAACCCGCATTTACTGCCGATTGATAAGCGTTTCCAGTTCGAATGTACTCATCTGCGAATTGTTTTTGTTTTAGCGTTAATGACTTCATTTTATCCCTCCTAACAATTATTGCCTACTTTATTAATCTTGTTAAATAACGCATAACTCCGTATTTCTCGGTCATATTATCATTCTTTATTTCTTCTAAACGCTCATGTATATAGGATTTCACACTAATATTTTCCAATAATTTTAAAGCATTATCTCTTGCGTATACTTCGCTATATCCCACTTTTACTGCTGAATAATAAGGATTACCCGTTTCTATATACTCATCTGCAAAACGTCTTTGTTTAGTTGTTAATTTTTTCATATAATACCTCACTAAGCTATAAAATAAGCCCACTATAAAAGTAGGCTACATTGATTAAATATAAAATGGTTTACGACTATTGACGCTACCCATAAATTCAGTTGGTTGTATATTGTTTTTCCTTGTTAATCTATCTATATAATGGCTTAAATTACGTTGATTAAGTATATAACTATTGTTATGTTCTTCTAGTTTCTGTTCTGCTTGTTTTAGTTCTTCTTTGAGCTTGTTATAGTGTTGTAAATCGTCGTTATATGTTTCTATATATTCATCACTTAATTTATCGGCTTCTTCTTGCATACTGCTACAATTTTTAATAATGACTTGTTTCAGTGATTGCTTCATAACGCTTAAACGTTTTACTTTTGCTTTGTGTGTCGTTTCTTGTTTATCAATTTTAGTATATAGCTTATCAGCTTTTTCAACTTGGCCACTTACTACTAATTCTTGATAGTCTGCATTAAGTTGATCAATCTTTTCTTTTTCGTTATTTACTTCTTGTTCTAGTACTTGTATATCCTTTTGATAGCTTTCAATATTCTTTTTATGCACTTCAATTTGTTTTAATGTTTTCATTATTAGCCCTCCTACTTGAATAAATCAACATGCTTCGCTATTTCTTCTTGTCGTTGGTTAGCGTCTTTAATACTCATGATTTGTTGGCGTTTCTCATGCTTTTCTAAACTACTTAATTCTTTCTTTTGTTCTTGTGATTGTGCTTTCTCTTTAGCTTCTCGTTCACTATAGTTATATAAAGCTAATCTTTGAGATTCTGATAGTTCTAATGCTTCACTTAATTTATTCATTTCATCATTGTTCATATTGTTTTAACCTCTTTTCGATTGGATTATTTATTAGTGTTCTCGTTATTGTTTTTAAATGGTTATAGGCTTGCTTTCTTTGTTTCAATGGCAAGCAGTAGAGTGCTGCGTCAGTTAATATTTTGAGATTATAACTATCAATATTAAACTCATGACGATCTAACACATAAGATAAGAGTTCATCATTGTTCATCTGTTGAATTAAGTCAATGAATACCCCCATATCTGTATTTCGTTCTTCTTCATGTTCTTTAATTAGTCGCAGCTCTTTCTCTTGATTGAGCGTTAGGCCATAACCATTATTAATCTTTTTCTTTTGTTGTCTTTTTCTTACTTCATCTTTATCCACTAAGTACGCATTAAATGACTTTTTGTTATGTTCTTCTTGTCTTTTCTCTCTTTCAGCTTGGACATAGTTATATAAATCAATTTTAAAGCGTCTCACAAGCTCATTATCACGCACCTTTGCATTTCTGATGTGATTCTTTATAAATATCTGTTCTTGCTTTGTATAGCCTTCTAAAACAGCGTATAAATGATATAGGTTTCTATTGCTCTTTTTCAGATAAGATTCTAACTTTTCTTTTTCTTCGATAATCTGAATGGCTAGATGTTCGATATTCACACTTTCATAATAGAGAATCCCTGTAATGTTATCGCTAGCCATATGTGGCTTATTACGTTCATAGAGTGTTTCAATACCTTCCCTAATACTTTCTGCTTTCTTCTCAATAAACTTTGGATTATATAGCGTAAATAACGTATAATCACTAATCATTTCGATTTCTTCGGCGTCTGTGTCTAGTTGATACGCTTGTTTTAGACTTGCCATACTATGTGTTACTCCTTTCTAAGAAGCGGAACGGGTACAAAGCCCGTTACCACTTATGATTTAAAATCTTTTAATCTATAATCTGTACCATGCATTTTTATAATTTGTGTGTTTTTCATCAAACGACTAAATCTTTTTGCTTTATCGTCATTGTTAGATAGTTCTAATGCTTCACGATTAGTTGTTATGATGTTGCTTTTACCTGTTCTCATATCTGTTAATGAAAATAGTTTTTCATTGCCATAATCGTTTACTGTTGTTCCATAATCATCTATCACAAGCAAATCTACATCTCTAATCATTTGATCTAATTCTTTTTCAGTCATTGCTACATTCTTGTTATAGGTATTTCGATATGCTTTTACTAATTCAGTAACATCTAAGAATAAAGCTGTATAGCCTTTCTTTTTAACTTCTCTTACAACCGACATAGCTAAATGACTTTTGCCTATACCATAACTCCCTTGTAAAAGTAGCGACTTTGGTTGATCTGGTTTAAAGTTAGCTGCATACTTTTGTAGAATCTGCTTAGCTTCTAATAAGTTTTTATTAGTTGGTTTATAATTATCAAATTCAGCTTTTAATAAATCATCATTCATCATGGATTGCTTAAATACTTTTTCAATATTCAAGCGTTTTTGATTTGCTTTGTGTTGGCTTCTGCTTTGTTTTCCTTTCTCAATAGATTCACACTCGCACCCGTTTCTGATTATTTGAATTGTACCGTCTGACTTTCTGAATTTATGATAACTATATATGTTTTTACATTTATCACATTTAAGGTTATATTGTTCTTCAATCAATTCACTACGCATTTTGCTTTTTAAATCAATATCATTAATACTTTTCAAGTAGCTTCCCTCCTAAAATAAATCTGCATATTGAGAGTTATCGAATGTTTTTGTAGATTCAGTTTTGTTTTTACTTGCTTCACGTTGTTTTCTACGTGCTTCTATATCATCAATAGATTTAATACCGTCTTGATACCAACTTTTAAGAATACTGTTAGCATAGCTCCACTTACACACGTTATTTGTTGCTGCTTCTTTTAATGCTTCTATAACGATATTCTCATTACCGTTGAAATCATCTATCCAGTTTTCAATCTGATCCACTACAAATGGTTGAAGTATTCCAAATCCATTTTCTTGGTAAAAGTTGAATACATTACTATAAGAATGTGACGGTGGTTGTTGTTTAGTAGTGCTTGCACTACTACTACTGTTAATTTCTGTATCATAATTATTAGTTAAATCCTTATAGGTATTATTAATATTAGTAGTGTGCCTTTTTCGGTTTTCCGTTTTTCCGTTTTCCGAAAAACCGTTTGCCGATAATCCGTTTTCCGAAAATGGCATTTCGGTTGGCGTTTCATAAACAATATATTCATAACCGTTAAAAACGCCGCTATCTTGTCTTTTTTTACTACGCTTTATATATCCATACTCTATTAATTCATGAATACCAGTATTTATTGACTTAATACCATCTTTCATGTGTTTCTTTATTTCAGCGGTATATATTTGCCAATCATCAGGCCGACTTAGTAAATACAATAAAATACCTTTAGCTTTAGCTGATAATCTATCATCAGTTATAAAACCTTTATGAATGGTTACAAAGTTACCACTCTCTTTTTTGACTCTGTATGTCGTCAATCTTCTGCCCTCCTTTGCTGCTAATTTTTATTAATCTATAAAAAGCCTCTTTCAAATAATTGTGTCCGTAATGTTTTAAAACGCTTGTAACTGATCATCAAATCATTGCATGTTTGTGTAGCGCTAGGAATAAAGTTATCCCCTACATGTGCCATGTAATAGCAGTACAATGCTTTGGCTTCTATACTTATATCTTTGCTAGACATAACACTTTGTGTAATGACGCCATAACCTTTAGAACACTTGATTTTATTAGTCATAAAATGCTATCCTTTCAGTAGTTTATTATTTACCTATATTACATCTATTGGCGTTATCTGTTTCTACTTTGGCTAGTGCGAACAGATGACGCTTTTTCTATTTCTAACTTCATTTCATATTCTTTTCTTTGTGCTTCTATTAATCTTTCATACATAAGTTCAATAGCTTTTTGTTTATTGTTATCTTTCAATAATTCAATAGCTTCCTCGTATGCTTTAGCTTCAAATGAATATGAAGTATATAAAATCACATCTTTCACTTTGTTTACTTTTTTATGATCGTATTTCTTTTTAAATAATTTCATTGTTTTGTTCCTCCTATAGCTCCATATTGAAGCGATTTATTATTTTGAAT